CTGCACACAAATACACAGGCTCACAAGAAATCATGCAGCGTGTGCGCTATGCCTACGAGAGTGTGCCAGACCACATACGTGCTGGCGTCACCAGCTACAACAAAGGCTCCATAGACTTTGACAACGGAAGTCGCATTGTGTCAGCCACAACTACTGAAAATACTGGTCGTGGTATGAGTATTTCCTTGTTGTACGCTGACGAATTTGCGTTTGTGCGTCCCACCATTGCTACTGAATTCTGGACATCAATATCACCCACCCTGTCCACTGGTGGTAAAGCCATTATCACAAGCACTCCTAACTCAGACGAAGATCAGTTTGCTCTGTTGTGGAAAGGTGCAAACCGTTGTGTAGACGAATACGGAAACCCCACCAAAGTTGGCATCAACGGTTTTAAGGCCTATCGATCATTCTGGAACGAGCACCCAGATCGCGACGAAGCCTGGGCATCACAACAACGTGCAGCCCTGGGCGTGGATCGATTTCGTCGAGAAATGGACTGCGAATTCCTGATCGCAGACGAAACTTTAATTGCTCCTGCCAAGCTGATTGATCTTGAAGGTCATGATCCCTTGTACAAAACCGGTGAAGTGCGCTGGTACAAGCAGCCGGAACCGGGTAGAATCTATGTTGTGGCTCTAGACCCCAGCCTGGGCACCGGCGGCGACCCTGCTGCTATTCAAGTGTTTGAAGCCAACACCACAGAACAAGTGGCCGAATGGCGTCACAACCGTACGGACATTCCCACACAGATACGCATCTTTGTTGATATCATTCGTGCCATCAACGAAAAAACACGAGACTCCATGTCCATCTACTACTCAGTGGAAAACAATGCCATTGGAGAAGCTGCCTTGATTTCCATAAACGAGTTTGGGGAAGAAAACATTCCTGGCTACTTCTTGAGCGATTCGGGCCGGTTTAGAAAAGGCTTTACCACCAGCAACAAAAGCAAGCTGTCGGCCTGTGCCAAACTCAAACACCTGATTGAAAGCAATCGCATGCGTCTTAACAGTGCTGTGCTGATCTCCGAACTCAAGAACTTTGTGGCTTCGGGCACCAGTTATGCAGCCAAGCCAGGCGAGACTGACGATCTTGTGATGGCCACAGTGTTGGTGGTGCGCATGCTGCAACAGCTACAGAGCTATCACTCGGAACTGGACACACAGATGCGTGATCACCAGGACCACATGATTGAGCCGCTGCCGTTCATGATGATCACATAAATAACAGTTATGCAACAATCTACCGGACAAGCCCTTTTTGATTTATTAGTAACTCGCAACTTCGAGCCTGTTATCCTAGACAGCTCGGGCAAAGAGATTTCAGACCCCAACGAGGGTGAATTGTTCAGTTTCGACTGGAAAACTGCACAAAAGAACTACGGCACTGTGGTGGTGCTGCTGGGCCCAGACAACGAACTGGAAATCTACTATGGCGACAATCTGGGTCGCAGCATGGAAACTGATGATCGCAAAGAGTGGTACAATTTCTTGGAGATAATGAAAAACTTTGCCACCAAGAACATGCTGACTTTTGAAGTCAACAACCTCAACAGACTCAAGTACACCATGCAGGGTATTGCTGCCATCAAGGAAGGCCTGTTTGAAGGCTACTATGGCAAGCGCAACATGAGCTACAGCGACCAGCCCAAACAAACCCGCTTGGTGATCAAGCACACTCGGAATCTAGGCGAGACCGAAGCTAGATTCCGCGCTATTGAAAGCTTGTTTGTGGAAACAGCCGACGGCGAAAGATTCAAAGTGCCCAGCCGCAACCTCATGCATGGCAAGATGTTGGCACGTCACGTGGCCGAAGGTGGCAATCCATATGATGCATTTGGCCAGCACATCAACAGCACAGTACAAGAAATGGCAGTGTTGAGTCGATTTGTTCGTGCTGCTCGTAACAAAAACTTTGGTGGCGCGGCAGCAGCACTCACCACTGAAGCAATCCAACACTATCGTGACCTTAAAGACAAGGCCAAGAAAATGATCAGCCAACGTGGCTATCACATGATTCGAGATGAGTTTGATCCTTTGGCCACCACGCAATCAGAAATTGCTGTGGAAAACATCAAGAACATGTTTGTTGAACAGACCCTGGACACTCGAATTGAAGAAGCTTTGCCACTGTTGGCAAGGTTAGCTGCACCTGTGGTCATGTCTGAACCTGCTGCCAACATGCAGGAACTTTCGGAATTTGAAGACTGGGCCAATGGCATGACCAGCAGCAAGCCAAACGATCGCAGCACCAAACGTCTCATGCAACAGCTCATGATGGAGCCATTGCCAGCTGGACCTGATGGTATCAATGCTATTGAGCAGCTGAGTGAGTTGATTGATAACCCCAAACTGCTGGACCGAATTCAGGACATTGCTGATATTGATCCCGATGCTGATGTGTTCCAGGACTCCGAGGTGCTGAGCATACTGAGTCAACACGGATTCAGTGCGCCAGCTGAGCCAACCACGCCCAAGGCTCAAGAACCCGAAGCAGTGGATTCTGCTGCTGACGATATAGATGCTGCTGTGCAACCCACACAGGAAGATATTGACACTGATGGTGTCATGATGACACGCCCCAGCAACATGAGCAGCGAAAGTCGTGACCCTGTGTCGCGTTTTCGACAACTAGTTGAACTCATTAGACAATGACCCGTCGTTGTGCAGTGGTAATCACTTACCCTGCTCACTTTTATCAAACTGAACTCACGCTTCGCAGCATACGCACACATCTGCCCACGGTTGATCAATTGATTGTGCTGGTTGACAACGGACGGCAACTGAGTTGGCCCGGCTACGCTCAACTGTGTTGGGAAACCTATCAACCTTACTCGATCAACATGATTTCAGCAGAATCACTGTTGGTGTCACAGAAGTTTTATCGCTATCCCTGGATCCGGCAGCAAATGATCAAACTGCATCTTGATCAAATAATTGATTGTGCAGAGTGGATCTTGATCGACGGCGATGTGCGCCTGCTGCAAACACCCCCAGAATCAGTTAGATTCGGCAGTCGTCTACAGTATCAAGGTAGACCTCTAGACCAAGGAGATCCTGTGCCCGGAGAGAAAACCAGCCAAACTGTGTTTTATGTAAGGCATGTGTTTCAAGATCAGTATCTGGGATTCCGTGATCACGAAGGTACCTACATCACAGCCAGTCATCCACCAGTGCATGACATGTCGGCTGAAGTGCTGCGATCACTACGACAGCATGTGGAACACTTACACAACACCAACTTTATGGATCTGCACCTTGGGATCGCACAAGACAACCGATTCTCCATGAGTGAATGGGAGCTGATTGAGTGGTACCACCAGCACTATCTGAGTCGGCCCAGCAACTGGCACTTTGACCAATCATGGTATGAAACCACCTGGGACTCAGATCAAGAGCTGGGCGCTGACTGGTTTCGGGCACGTGGACTAGAAGTTGATCCTGACATTTGGTTACAACTGCCTTTGGCAAAATATTCTTAGAAAATCGTTGACATACTAAATAAAAGCACGTACACTCAGTAGTGTGTACGTTTTAAGGCACACACTAGGCATTACTAGGCATTTTATATAAAGGAAACACCATCATGGCATCATTAGCAGAAATCCGCGCAAGACTCCAAGCTGCAGAGTCTAACAAAGGCGGTCAATCATCAGGCGGCGACAACGCAATTTACCCCCACTGGAACATGGAAGAAGGACAGAGTGCAGTAGCACGATTCCTGCCCGACGGCAACTCAAAGAACACATTCTTCTGGGTTGAACGAGCCATGATCAAGTTGCCGTTTGCTGGCATCAAAGGGGAAATGGATTCTAAACAGGTCAACGTGCAAGTGCCCTGTGTGGAAATGTGGGGCGAAAGCTGTCCAATTCTCAACGAAGTACGTCCTTGGTTCAAGGACAAGAGCCTGGAAGACATGGGTCGCAAGTACTGGAAAAAGCGCAGCTACATCATGCAGGGCTTTGTGCGTGAGAACCCCATTGGTGAAGACAAAACACCAGAAAACCCAATTCGTCGATTCATCATCGGTCCACAAATCTTTCAAATCATCAAGGCCAGCTTGATGGATCCAGATCTGGAAGAATTGCCAACTGACTTGTTGCGTGGCCTGGACTTCCGCATGACCAAGACCTCCAAGGGTGGCTATGCAGACTACAGCACATCCAAGTGGGCACGTAAGGAATCGGCACTGACTGATCAAGAACAAGCTGCACTAGAAGCACATGGCCTGTTTGATCTTGCCAGCTTCTTGCCCAAGAAGCCCGGCGACGTTGAGCTACGTGTCATGAAAGAAATGTTCGAAGCCAGCGTAGACGGCAAACCTTATGACACCGAACGCTGGGGACAGTACTTCCGCCCAGCAGGTGTTTCAGCACCAGCAGGAGCAGCAGCTGATTCTGACGCAGCACCTGTTGCAGCGCCAGTGGCTGCACGACCTGCAGTGGCTGCACCAGTGGCAGAAGACGCTCCATTTGACGTAGAAGACGCACCAGTGGCCTCAGCACCTGTTGCCAAGCCAGCTTCGAGCCAAAAAGCCGAAGACATCTTGGCCATGATCCGAAATCGTCAAAAACAGTAATTGAAACAGTATTGTATTGATTACAGAAACGGAAGCA